CACCAGATTGCAGGTCAAACACAGCATTGTCTGTAGAAAATGTAGTTTGCGACCCTAGCCGTACATATCTAAGCCCTGCGTTATTAGCTTCTGTAGGTAGCTTAACAAAAACAGATGCTGTATATGCTGTGCCACTGTTAATAGGAGCATAATTGTACCAGTAACCTGATGCTTGTTCAGATATTTTCCACGAATGAGCAGTTGTTTCGCCTGTTGGAGATGTAGTGCTTTCAGAAATAAGCCTGCCAAAAGGCACTATCATATCTTCGCTGTCAGAAACAAGGTTTGTTCTCTGCTCTTCTATCAGCAAGCCTTTTAGATTACCGTCTGCATCATATTCTATTCTAGGCTCATTAGTATTAGCAGTTTTTAGTAAACCATCAGAACCTAAATATGTACCTGTAGTAGACCTAGTGAATGTGATTAGGTCTGTGGCTTTACCTGTAGTTACTGTCTTAGTCATGTAAACCCTCTACTAATTCACTGGTTGCTTGTCCATCAAATGTTAGGCTCATTGTAGGTGAGGATGATGGCTTGGTTAGTTCTACTAACTCATCGTTAGATAGACGTTTAGAAAAGTATTGGATACGCTTAATGTGTCCGTTTATATGCTCGTTATTAGAAAAACTTTGCCCTATTTTTAACTCACTACAGTTAAGATTGACATCGCCATTTGTGTCTGTAACTGGCGTATTGCCATCCTTAGATATTGCAAAATCGTTAGTAGCGAACCTTGTTCCTAGCTTTGCAAAACTACCTGTTTCTATGTCACCTACGTCTAGTACAGCAGTGTCCGCGTTACTAACCCTGACACGCAAATGTTCTGCAGTATAAAATTTACTAAACATTCTGTCACTACTATTAACAGCTAACTCAAAAGCATAAACACCTATAGCAGGCTTATTTGATTGAGCGTAAACAACAATACTACCTTTAGCGTTGCTGTAACCAAATCTTTCAACAGGAGTGTCGCACACATCCTTATTACGAGTAACTGTACTGCCACTTGTAGGGATATAGGATGTAGGGAATGCGCCTTGTTCTAACTGTGCGCCATATACAAATACGCTACCTACTGCTCCACTACGTCTTGTGCTAGACATACTATCTATAGGCGTGACGCTGAAACCGCCCGAACCAAGTGTATTAAAAGGCAAAGTGCATCGATACCAACCGTTGCCAACATCAGTAATTGTTGCGCCTGTTCCTAGTATGTGCGTAACAGTACTGTTTACTAAGTCAAAATTAGCAACGAAGTCAGTAGTCAAATAACCAACATTTAACTGTGCATAATTTAAAGTATCCGCTTTTAAGTATATGCTGTTAGAATAGTTCCCACTTAAACCTGATGGCATAGGAAACTGCCAAACTGAAGCTGACCCACCACTGCACGTTAGTTTAGAGGCATTTATACTTCCGTCAGGCGATGTTGTAGAGTCTGTAGTTATTGTGCAGTTTGTTCCACTCCATGCGCTACCTGACAAAGAGTTACTGTATAGCACTTTATTCGTTCTCTGCTCTTCAATCAACAGACCTAATGGTTGACCACTAGCATCATACTCTAGGCGTGGCTCGTTAGTATCTGCTGTTCTAAGTAGGGGTGTGCCACCTGCTGTGCTTGTGACTTCAACAACCGATACGTTAATTGTTCCTGAGCTGTTTGTCCTAACATACGCATCAAGCGATACTGCTGTAGCTGTAAAGAATAACGTAACAGTACCGTTACTAGCCAGTCGAACAGATGAGCCAACACCGCCTGCACTGCCCATACCTAAGTTATTAGTTCCTGCATAATTTGTTATTGTTAAAACTATTTTATATTGTGCGCCTATAGTTAAACCAGAAACAATACCTGTGAAGTAAGAAAGGGCAGAAGGCTCTGTTGCAGTTACTGTATTCTTGTCAACAACAGTCCAATCATTGCCGCCAGAGCCTGCAAATGCGTTAGCCTTGTCCTCGCCATACACAACACTGTCTAAGTATGTACCAGTAGAAGAGCGTGTAAAGTCTATTAATTCACTGAATGTACTCATAGTACGCTCCCATTGCTGTTTCTAGCTGTATATGTGTTAGCACCAAAGTTTAAGTCTAGTGTAGCCAGTCCTACTACTTCTGACTTTAATCCTGTCTTGATAGCTACAAACTCTTCTGCTTGGTCTATTTCTTTGTCTGTTGATGTAGCACCGCGTATAACAAGCTGATACATATTCCCATTAGTAAGCTGTGTGGTATAGTCATAACGCGAGAATATAGCTATTTCTCCTTCTATAGGCACGTTAGCTAAAGCACCTGTGCGTTCAACTATGCCATCTCTACGATAATCTGCATTTGTACCATCGGAAACAACTGTAGACACTCCTTTTGCGGTAGCATCTATATTTGTACCGTTTTGCCAATTTGATGCAGTGGTGTAATAACCTGCGCCTGCAAGCAAGAACCGACCACTTTCTATATCTAAAAAATACCCTGATGTACTAGTGTTACCTTCAGTATCATGCCCCATAAACACACTTATTGGAGCAATTGTACTTGTCACTGGTTGGACAGTCATAGTGTCATTAACACCATCAAACTGTAGATAGTAAACAGACTTATAACCACTCTCTGTAATGTCGTAATCGTCTACTACTTTTTGATAGCCTGTAGCTTCGTTGGCTTCTTCTAGTTGTGCGCCCCAGATGTATATACCTGATGAACCATCGCCTTGATAGCTATTTGTTGTGCCAGTAGATGGCGATAAGAACATTTGCACCTTGCCTGCTGTGCCGCCTAGTGTTCCTTTTACTTGTATCCTATACCAACCGTTCCCAACGCTTTCACTGCTATATGAAATATTTGTTGGCTCTGTGCCACCATTTGCTGTTGCAGTGTGCGTACCTGTAGACAAATTAAAGTGTATGAGCGTACTACCAATATAGCTACTACCGCTTGTATTCTGCTGTAATCCTACAGCCGCAAAACCTGTAGACTTGTCTTTAACGTAGCCAGATGCACTGAATGTTGTGTTAGGCGAGCAATCAAGTGTAGCAACAACATAGTGCGAACCGTTGTCAGTGTTTTCTGTAAAAGTATCTGCTGTGTCTGTGCCGTCTGGCGCAGTTGCAGTGTTAGCTTGCACTGTCCCTCTGCCCTTGCCCCAAACGCCATTATCAAACTCTTCTGTATACTTTAGAAGATTAACTCTACCGCGTTCAGGATGTCTTGCGAATACAGGGCGTTTAGTAGAATCTGATTGTGTAGCGTGCGAGCCTGATACTTTTTTTACAGATATATCATCAAATGTAGCTGAGTCTCCTGCTCCAAAACCATACAAAGTAATCCACATTGTGCTTGTAGTTGGAACAACAATCATGCTTACATTGCCGAATGAGTTGTTAGAGTCTAGTGTTCCATAACTTGCACTGGTGTTTGTGCTACCTGCCCGACACTGTATGCTACTGCCTGTGGTAGAAACCAAGTTAGCAGATACTTTGTATGACTCACCCTGCACTACAGTAAAAGACTGGCTCATTGCGTATGCGTCATCTGTAGGGTTATTTGAGGTAATTACTAATTGACCATTAACTACGTTACCTACGCCACTACTGGCAGATGACCACCCAGTTGTTCCATTGCTGAAGTCACCATTAGTTACTAGTTCATTGCCTAACGCAATACCCTCAGACTTATCTAGCATAAGCCCTACAGCCTGCCCTAAGCCTGATACAGGTGTCACACCTTTTATATCTTGATACAGTGTATGTTTAGGGAAAGCCTGCTTAAACGTATTATCAAACGTAGTACGGATAGGTTGATATTCTGTAGCTGTAGAGCCTTCTTCTAGCTGTGCGCCCCAGACTAAGAAATTGTCAGTGCCGTTTCCTGAGAAGGCTGTTAAGGCTGTACCACCATCCCAGTTTGCATTTCCATCATCCATGAATAACGTAGCATTTAGCGCAGAAGTATAGTGGTCTAATTTTATTGTAAGGCGATACCAACCATTACCTGCATTAGCTATTTCATATTCTTTGAATGGCGGGTTACCTACAACATATTCTGATACAAAAGAGCCTGTAGAAAGATTTATAATAACTGCATATCTATCATTGCCAAAACTATCATTTACAAGCCTTAAACCCGCGTAATTACTTGTGCCTGCTTTGAGATGCATACTAAAAGAATATCTACCTGCATTTGGTGAAATTTGTGCGCCAAGAAAATGCAAATGCCCACCTGAACCTACAGTAACTTTGTCTGCTGTTGTAGACCCATCAGGTGCGGTTGCGTTGTTAGCAGTAACAGATAACCCAGTCTTACTCCAATAACTATTATCAAAACTCTCTGTGTACTCAAACAGATTCCTACGCCAAGTTAGTGATGCTTCAACGTCACTAGGGTCATACCACACCCCTGCTTCACCATTGGAAAACAGTTTTTTTGGGGTAAAGCCTACCCCTGCTTTTGTAGCAAGCCTTTGTAATGATATGCCCGTATTTAACATTTAAACCACCAGTGCGTGAATACCAGATGCAGTAGTGCCTGTAGACCTTACACGTTTTACAGAACACACAAGATAGAAGTTGTCAGGAACAGCAACAGTTCTAGTAGAACCATCTTTGTTCAAGAAACTAACATCGCCTGCACTCTCAATGTATAAGCCAACAGCTACGTTACCAGTGCCAACATTATCACTGCCATCGTTAGGTGTTACCTCAATCATATCGTAGACTAAGCCATGTAAATGACCGCCTACATTCTTAAATGGATTTGACATTTTTTGCCTCAATTAATTAATTTACAATTAGCCCAATTATACTATTTTTCACGTTTTCATTCATTATTAACTTACAAACTATTGTTACAAATCCCCTAAACGCTCTTCTAAAGCATCTACAGCCTTTCTAAAACCACTTAGGTTGTTATAGGGCATCATTCTTCTAATGTTCCTTATATCGGATTCTGTAAGCTCTCCTTCGCTTGTAGCTGAGTTTAATGCCTTAAATGTATCTGTTAGCAGACTGCCAAAGGTTGGTCCTAGTATAGACTGCGATATACTGTGCGCTACAAACTTAGAACTAGGCGCATCGATGTCTAACAATGGTCGCATACCTAGAGTATTACCTGACACTTTTTCAAGCATCATGTTGGCTTCGCCAAGTATGCCTGCCGCACCTGAACGGTCTATGCCTTCCATAACCCATGCCGCAGGGTCATCAGACAATGGCTGTCCGCGCTCAAGTTGTTTAATGTAGTACACAAACATACCCATGCTAATCAAGCTAAATGCACCACCCAGTGCATTATGGTCTTGCCCTTGCAAACCTGCTATTAAAACTCTCTGAGTTGAAGAAAAAACAAACGACCTAAACTGTCCAATAACCTGTCCCATCTCATTTGACATGAATAATGGCTTTTCCTGCCCCGGAATTACAATAACTCTATCGCTTTCTTTACGCATTGCCGCGCCATACATCTGCGCTAAATCAGGGCTATCCCAGTTTCCTGCGTTAGTAATCCATACGCCATCTACTTTTTTGCCATGTTTTCTAACTTGTTGGTACATAGCGTCAGCATTGTCTTTCGATATACCCAGTCTGCCTAAACGCTTGTCATACTTCCCTTTTTCTAAATCGTCAAATATGCGATTCTGCATTGTTACTGCATGAAGTTGTTTCATGCCGCCTGTCCAGTAATCTAGTACGTTAATTTTACCAAACTTGTCTGCGGCTGAACGTAAGCCACGCTCAATAGCTGTACCGCCTTGTGTGTAGTTAGCAATATCAGCAATTATCTCTGACTTACCTGTAACACCACCGATAGCGTCAACGCCAATACCGTAGGCTTGTAATTCTTCTTTAGCTATATTGAATGCTTTAGTATTAGCTATAAGGGGCTTTAGCCCTCTAGTCATTGTTTTAGTAAATCCTTCTGCCATAACAACACGCATAATATCTGGCAAACTAGATATAGTTACACCACCCATAAATCTGAGGTAGTTCAAATCTCTAGCAGAGCGACCAATGCGCGACCACACACTATCCGATGGTAATGAGTAAATGCCACGCATTCTTTCAAGCATACCAGTAATATCTGCTAAATCTTTTTGACGCTTTTTGTCTAAATCTAACCTCTGCTTTTCAGTTAGTTTAGGGTCATCCATTTTTTCAAGATACCAATCATCTAGCTTTTTCTTTTCAGCAGTAAGGTCAACACTATCAAACGCTTTCTGTAACTCAATATCTGTTGATGTTTGCTGTATGTATCTCGATGCTAACAACTCTATGTCATTAACTAAAAACTCTTCTATGTCTGCGTCATCAATAGTAAACACTCTGCTTTTCAATGGACCACGCAAAGCATAATTGACGCTTTTGACATTACCCTGACGCTGTGAGCCTTCACCTATTTTCCAGTCATAAGGCAGTCTGCCATCTGGCGTACCCATAATTCTTTGTGCTATTTGTCTAGCAAGTTCATTATAGTCTTGCGGCTCAAACTCTTTTCCTGCTTTAAATTCTGCCTTGTCTATGAGTTCTTGTAGCTTTGTAGCTTCTTCCCCTGTAGCTTTTTCTAATTTAGTTTGCGCTAACTTAGCTTGCTCAAATAACTCCAAATCTTTATTTTGTAACCATTTAGATACTTTCGATACAAACGCAGGCAAATTAGCCGCTATTTTGTTAGTGTCATATATTCTGTTTACATAGTTTACAGCAGTAGTCACATCTACATCTTCTGTAAGCATACGTTGGTCAACTAATTTATCCTTAATAGGGTTGTATAAGTTAGCATTCCAATAGTCAGCCGCTTCCTTAATTTCAGATATATCGCTTTTGCCAGACCGTAATGCTTTAGCTACTTCTTCATTGAAGGCTACTCTACTCAATCTAGTTTTTCTGTCTGTGCGTTTTTTGTATTGTCTGTATAACCGCGCATTATTCTTAGCTGACTTAGCTAACAGCCCTGAATAGGTTTTAGCTAATGACTCCACAGATTGACCTACAAAGTTATCAACCATGATTGGGCTTTCTGCAAGTTGTACTGCAAGCTGTCTAGTAATAGGGTTAATACTAGATAGCGTTCTTGATAGCGGGTCAAACGATGTAAACTTAACTAGCTTTTTAGCCAAATTGCCTGATATTTGTACATCACCATAAACTGCCTGTGCGCCTACTGAGTCTTCACCAACTTTAGGTGTAGGCTCATTCACTGTAGGATTTACACCATCTTTAATTTTTTGATTATGCTCAAACTGGTCATCAACCTGCTTAAACATATCTTCAGTAACGCCATACTTTTGTGACATCTTTGTCAATGGCACACCTAACACGCCACCGAATATCATCGAGCCAGTAATGTTTAATGCTGACTCACCGTATGTTCTTGCTACTTGCTGTTGCTGTAATACAGTTTCTTGTATTGTTGCATCTGCACCTGCTGTAGCACCTAACGCTAGACCACCTTTTAAAATGCTTTGACCACTTTTGATAGTTTTATAGGCTAATCCACCTACAGACAGAAATGTCACAGGGTCAGCTAACATAACAGGCAGTCCAACAAGAAACCCTTTGCCGCCACCTTGCGATATAGTTTCTTTGTCTTTTAACTCTCTAGCATACTGCTTGCGATATGCGTCTAACTCGCTTTCATTGTCAGCATACATAGCCCCCATGACAAACATCTCATCTTCTTTTTCTTCTTCTGAAAATGCGTCATAAGGGTCGTAATCAGGGTTGAATCTGAACTGGTCTGGCAGACCCTCTACTCTTGATATAGATGACCCTACGAGGTTTTCTTGACGAAAATAAGCACCTGCCAACTCAGACAGTGTAGGCTCTTTTACTGGCGCACCTAAAGGTTTTGGCTCAGATATAAGCCCTTGATACTCAAAGCCCCTGCGAGATTTTTCAAGCATTATTGGTTACTCAAGTCTGCTATAGTAATTTCAACTTCTTCTTTGCCACTAGCTTTTTGCAATCTAGCAATATACTCTTCATTCCAGTTATACATTGCTTCTTGTAGCTGACGCGATTGTTCTTGTTTCATTTCGCGGCTTTGACGCAACTCGTTTTGTGCGCCTTCAAAAAACTTAGCAATAAATTCTGGCACTTCATCTATATTGCCTACACCCTGACCAATTAATCTAAATACGTTATTATTACTTAACAGCTTTCTTGCTTTAGCCGCCTGCTCTGGGGGCATCTTATATTCTTCTAAGAACCTTCTCCTGTTAAGAATTGGTCTTTGCGCCTGCTCTTCCAAACCTTTGACATACTCATCCTGCACAGCAGGATAATCTATGCTTGGATTTGCTCTTTCATCTACAGGTTGCAATGAGCCATCTGGCATTCTTATCATTACAGCGTAAGTTGGTGTACGTTTTTTTGCCATAGTTGCAGTCTCAGTATCAGATATTAATATAATATCTTCAGGTGCAAACCCATCACCGTACTTAGCCACCAACTCTTTGTGTAAACTTTCTCTAATCCAAGAGGCATCTTTTGTTTTGCCAAGACCATAAAAATCTTCTGGAGCGTGTCGTAAAAAACCAAACTCACCAACTTTATAGCTATTTTGCATTTTCTTAACAGCGTACTCAGATGCTCTGTCTGCTTCAAACCCTAGTAAATAATTATCTTCAGTCAGAGTTTTTAGGTCAGCAATCATTTCGTCTCTATTAATGTCGCTTGGGGTAAACTGTGTACCAAATCCAAATACACCTGTTTCAAACGCATCGTCAATTATTTTAGCATACCCCTCATATCTTTCAGTCTTATCAACTGAGAGTTCTGCTTTGCGAGCCTCTACTAAAGCTTGGCGTGTGCTGTTGGGTGGAAATGCAATATCTTTTGCTCTTTGTAACGCTTCATCAAAATCATAGAACTCCATATTTCTTTGGATAGCGTCTGCATATACTAAATCTTGCCCACTAAAGGCATCTGGCATCCCTTGTAAGGCATTTAATTCTGTAATAGTTTGTGCCGCCACAATAACTGCATCAGGCTCGTTAGAACGCAAATCTGTGAGTATTTCAGTCTTCATTGTTTTTGGCATAGCACGAACTTGATTAACGTAATCTATACGCTCATCCATACGCATTTCTATGTTTTCTGAAAACTGTGTGCGTTGTTCGTTATAGTGGTTATCAATATCTGTGTCTGTGATTACATCTGAAGTAACTGCAGGTTCATCTGTGAATCTTGCTGATACGTTTGCTATACCGTTTGCTTTGCGTATTTCAGCATCAGACATCTCAACAGTTTTATTATACTCAGTTACATACTGATTTACTTGTGTTTCAAGTTGTTTGCGTAGCGTTTCGTTTTGTTGTGCATCTAACTCACTCAAAGGAGTTGTGCGTAATTCTGCTAACACGCCATTAGCTATCTTAATAATATCTTCTGGCTTTTGGTCTGAATCAAGCAGTCTTTGGAACTGCCCTTTTTGTGTTGCTATAGCTACAGAGTCTTCAAGTTGCTTGCGTCTTGATGCTATTTCTTTAGGCGTTAATAACCCTACAGCACTGTCCAAATCGCTATTAACTTTTTCTAATGCTTCTTGTAATGAGTCTGTTTCGCCTGTGAAGGCAAGGTTACTTGCTTGGTCAACGCTAGAGTTGAATCCATCTAGCAAATTACCTTTAACTTGTGCGTCTACAATCCTTTGTTCTTCTTTTTGTACGCGATTAAAATATGTTTTTTGTGACCTATTAGCATAAGCATCTACATCAAGGGTTGCCCACTCAGGTAAAGCCTCACGAATACCTTTAAGACCTTCATTAACAATCTTATTAAAGTTTGCAGTATCATTTGGGTACTGGGCTTCAGCATCAGCAAATATTCTGTCTACTCTTGGATACGTTCCATTAATATAAGCTTTCATAACAGTAGTGTTATATTGTGAATCGCCAATATTTCCACTCATCCTCAACTCAGGTGCTACGCCCTTTTCTGCTATTTCTGCACCTTCTGTCATGCCTTCGATTCTAGCTTCTTCTCTTGTTTTTCTTTGTTCCTGTGCCTTTTCTTCTCGTTCTTTTTCTGCACGTTCAGTAAGTTCTTTACGAACCATCGTGTCAGTAATGCCGCCCAATGTGTCCCCCAATCCTGCTAAGGCTCGCATACGAATCTCACCCGAACGGTCTAATGCGCCCGCAGTAAATGTGCCATATCGTTTGATTGGTTTTATAGCCATGTTATTTATCCGTAGTAGACTTTTGCGGCTTTTTCACCGCCACCTAATAATGAACTTGCCGCGCCCACTGTACCTGCAAACCTTGCGGCTTCTCCTTCACGACGCAATCTGTCTTGTTTGAGACGCTCTGTAAGAGATATAGCTTCTTCAGACGCACCAATCGTCTTAGATGCTTTTAAGGCTATACTAGCAGGTGTGCCTTCTGACAAAATACCACTAGTTGCCATAGCAAGCGTGTTAGCCGCAATCTGTTTGTTTAACTCTTCGCGTCTAGCTAACTCTTCAGTTTTAGCTTGCAACCGCTTTTCTTCTGCCTGTCGCTTCAAAGCCGCTTCTTGAGCCTTACCTGTTTGGTATTGCCCATACGCTGAAACTGCTGAACTGACACCTATTGCCGCATATAACCAAAACATTATCTTACCTCTACGATGATTCTATCTCATATTCAATCGCCTGTATGTGCATAGGCGTATTATCTGTATTGGTAATAGTTGGTGCTACATCAATGCCCCAACCTATACCACCATTGTTATCCTGTATTATACCAGTGCGCGGTGTTCTATCTGTCTGCTCACCTGCATCTGGGTTGCCATCTTCTAGTATGCCAGCCTCAATGCCTTCTACGCGCACTTTAGATGTCTCATGCACTCGCATATTCATGCGTGTAATCTTCTTCTCTCGCATAACATTCAAACCACTGCCCATGTTCGAGTTTACTGGCATTGGTTTAACTGTAGCATCTATACTAAAACCAATCTCTAGGTTGTCAATAGGCAACTCATTCTGACTAAAGGTAATGTATACAGGTATAGTACCTGACAAAACTGTCTTACTTGGTAACACTACTCCATCAGCTATAGGAGTAACTACTAGACCTGTTATGTTATCTACTGTTAAACCTAAATTAGTTGAGTTCACGTTAGTAAACTTCAAGGAAAAGTCTAGGTTATGGTCAAAGCTATAACGACACAATGAGCGTACAATGTCATTTTGTATCTCACGTTTGTAAATAAGATACAGTTCGTTATTAACAGTACATACACGCTCAATAAAAGTATCCGTTTGACCTGTGCCAATACTGCAAGCCGCACCAAATGGGAATGAGAATAAGTCGTTAGGGTCGCGCAACTGCCAGTAACCACCAAAACCTTGCTTGCTCCACAACACATTAAATTCATCAGCGTTAGTAGGTGGTGTATTCCATGTAAGCGTTCTACTGTATGTCCCACCATCAACTTCTATATCACCGTAAGTATCAAACTCAGGGTCAGTAAATGGTATCTCTAACCCATCTACAGGGGTGCTGTCAGCACTAGTAACAGATACTTTAATAGAGTTAGCACTTATAGTCTCTACAGTTAGGTATACTGCATCACCTGCTAGTGGGGCAAAGTGTCGTGCCAATGTATTACAGTATGGCGATTCTGTGCCTGATGCTGACTGTGTATGCTTAGTAAAGCCGTTAATATCCTGTGAGCGTAACGTGTTGAGGACAGCCATAGTGCCGTCATCATTAACAATGTACACCCAATTACTATCCTCTGTAGCTGTACCGCTTAATGCCGCCATGTCTACAGGGTTCTTGATTAAGTGTGATGACAACACAGACAAGTCATTAGAGGTGTACGCATCCTCATTGAATGAAAATAGGAACTGTCGTAATGTCTTACCATTTCTATCTAGGAATAGTGTCGCTCCATCCATAGCCTGTGGCTGTATCTTTAATGAGCCATGTTGTGTTTGTGAGACAACATCAACTGTAGCAGGCGTGTTGCCCTTAACGATGAACTCAGCACCTACACAAAATACTTGTAGTGCGCGGTCAGATACTAGGTTCTGTATTTCAGTTAGCTTGTCAGACGCAATAGTAACAAAGATAGCTTCATCATCTTCACCGCCACGAATCTCGAAGTTAAAGAAAGACCCTGCGCTAGAAGCAAACAGTGATTGTGGTTTTGACTTAGTGCCACCAAACCATAAGCGACCTGCATGGAATGCACCCATGCGAGGATAGCCTCTTGTATCACTCCATATATCTTCTTTGCGTGACGTACCTACTGTAGTTGATTCAAACGTAATTTCGTGCTGTACTGCACCTGTAGTAAAATACCCAGAAAACAACTCATAACTGTTAGCAGAGTCATTTGCCATTGTTATGGTGTACGTTGTGCCTGAAGTGTATGTAACAGATATGCCTGTATCACCAAAAACAGGCATTTCTTGTAAATGTCTTCTAAGATTTTCAGCCGTTGCCGCTTGCTCGTCAGTAGTTGCACTGCCTGCGTAAGATGTATTTTTACTTAACACGCCATCAACATCTACTTGGTACTGGTCACCTATTTTTGCGCTAGAACCAAATGCAATCGTTTGTACAGCACTTACAGCAGTGGGGCTTAACTCATCGTTATAGTCAAACTGCGGAACATGAATAAATGGTATAGCATCTGTTAAACAGCTATCTTTGCCATCAGAGTCTTTGTCTTTAATTATACGTCTAGGCGCGTGCTCCTCGTGGAACAATAGTATAACGTTCTCATAAGATACAACACGAACATCCTGCATCTGTGGACTAGTGTATGGTGTCCATACATCTGCGACCAATGTAGTGTCTGTAGAGCCTGCGTGTGGTATGCGATATAACGCTAAGTTACCTGCGGTTAATACACACAGATAATGTTTGTTTTCTGCTATAGAAAACTCATGTAACTTCACATCGCCAAATACAGGCAAGCCTGAACCTGCGGCTGTTTCTTTTCTGAACAGTTGAAACTGTCCACATTTAATGTATGCGCCTGATGCGCTACCATGTGTATTCTCTACAACTAAACGCCAGTATTGTCTTTCATAAGAGCCTGAAAACTGGTATGGCACTCTAATTCTTAGTGACTTTTTGTTATTGTTTATTGTAAATGTATCCAAAGTTCCCCATCCAGTAGTACCATTTATACTGTACTGCACCTTCATGGTTATATCTTCGTTATTCGGATTTTGTACGCTTGTATAAATATTCTGTATATCAATAATCTCAGGCGTTCTAGCTAAACCTAAATCATAACGGCAGAAAACGTGGGTAATGTTTACACCAATAGCACCTAGCGTCACATACGTTTCAGGGTCGTTATCATCAATAGCTGATGTAACCGTACCCATAGTAGACGTTTTAGAGCCTGTAAGCTGTTGTAGTGAGGGTATAACACTACCGAGGTTTTCCGTACCGCCACGCTTCTTTAGCCCGCCCTGTGGGACTATAAGTACGTTGTCAGCAGTCTCTACACCCTGATAGTATTGGTCTAGGTCTGTACGCCCTTTTAGTAAAGGAGATAACTCACCACTGGCAAAGTTAGTTTGAATTGAACGTGACTTAGCCATTAGTACCTCACATCAATAAAGGGTCTGTCCTGAATCGGTGTAATTGGATGTTGTTGTGAATCTGTGTAACGCGCCATGCGTGATGCGTTTTGATACTGCTCTGCCATCAACTGCATAGATGCCGCACTGTCACGAATAGATGGTGCAAAATCCATAGCTAGTCTGTACTCTAACATCTTAGAAAAGTAGACAGGAAAATCTGCTTCTGTAATATTAGCAATGTAATCGCAAAACAATTCACCAGTGTGATTAGTCAATAAGTGCTGACCTGTGAATGAGCCACCGCTACCAGTGCTTGTACTTCTGTACAATAAATAATCAACTTTAGGATTAGTTGTTACTAATACAAGGAAATCATTTGGCAGTACATACTGATATTTGTACTGAGTTCCTTCTGGCGCAGAAGAAGCCTCGACAAGTTCATCTTTCTTTCTAGCAAAGCCCCAACGATACTTAGTCAACTCATTCTGAACGATGTTGTCATACAGGTTGAGTGCGACTTTGTGAGCGCGAGAGTTGCCTGATAGAGAATCCAATGGCATATCACCAATTAGAATCAACGCATTGTTAATTAAACCTAGCTTAGTAGCCATCTTATCTCCAAAGGAAAAGGGGGGCGAACCCCCCTTATAAGCCTAATTAGGCAGGTGTTGCATCGTAATTGACTTGAATCAAGCCTGCAGTGTCGCGAACAGCCGCGCCTGCTTTCAACATACCGTTACAAAGGTGAGAAACTTTCTCTGGAATGTAATCGATAGTAGTTTTGTTATCAATGCCGATAGCAAGACCAATAGCATCTTTAGCAAATGCGTAGCCTGCAGTTACGTCACCAGTAGTAGTTAGACCACCAACTGTACGGTCTTCAATAACAATCACGTTGAAGCCTGCAAATGTGTTTACTTCACCATTCACAAGAGCCTTAACATTTTGGTAATCAGCGTTTGATACTTTATCATCAGCTAATAGACCTGCAAGACCTGCACCACTGATAGCACAGTATAGGTCAGCAGAACCAACACCACCTTTAACTAATTCAACTTTAGCATCGATGAGGTCTTCTGCGGCAAGAGCAGTAGTGCCAACACCAACAGTAGCGGCAGGAGTAGCGGCATCCATTGCAGAGATAACGATGTCATCAAGTCTACGACCTAATGCGCCCGCAATAGTTTTAGCTAGTTCTTGCTTCTCATCAAAGTTTACTTCAGCCGCATCAAAGATGTCTGTGTACTCAGGCGCAACATAGTTGGCTAGAGTAGCAGTAATCATGCTGTGTGCAACATCCATTGGAGTTACGTCAGTTTGAGTAGTGCCACGAGCAGTAGCAGTACCTTTGCCCATTGCGCGGAACTTGTAAGTGTCACCAACTACGTTATTGCGTACGGTAACAGCGTTTCTTAGAAGTGAAGCGTTTTGGTAAGCATGCTTCACCATGCTGTCAAATTCTGTGACAGCTACAGGAGATAGATTTACACTCATTTTAATATCCTCGAAAAAGAGATTTTAATTTTAAAAGTTTTTCAAGGTTTTCGCTGAGTACCCAGTAAATTGGTCAGCATCCAACCTAAATTTACCGAGCCTATAAGATAGGGTATTCGATGTGTCAATTATACACCGAACACCCCATAGAAGGCAATACGCTAACGCCCCTCAAATGAAGCAAGCATTTGCTGTATCTTTTTCTCGTGATTAACGTCTACACTACGCAGATAGTTACCATTGTCATCCATCTTAAACATCTCAGCTTCTACGTCTGCCCACGTTAGTCCTTGTGGATGCTCACCACCCTCGATAGGTAGTTTGGCAGGTACAGTAGCTTTGACGATAGTTTCAATCAACTTGATACTGTCAGCAGTAGTCACAAGGTCTTGCACTTGTGTGTACGTCTCAGCGTCTAAGTTGTTCTTTAAGAAGCCCTCAACATTCTTGATACGCTCACTAGCATTATCGCCTAGCTTGCGTAACTCATTCTCTTGAGTAACTTCTTCTACTGCTTCTGTCTGCGCGTTTAATAGTTCCCATGCTTTGTCAAAGTTGTCCTGATTCATATTAGATTCAGTAGCAAACTCAACTAATGCTTCAGCTAGGGCATCATCTTGCGGTACGCCCTCTCCTAGTTGGTAACCATCTTTGGGTGCGCCAGTAAAGCCACCGAACTTCTTTTCTAGTTCAGTATAGGCTTTGGCTTGTTCTGCAACTGACTGATACTTGTCACCCTTGTACCATTCAGGTGTGTCTCCACTACCCTTAATACCTTCTGCTAGAAAATACTCACCTTCACTTAACGTGGGTGCGGCATTGTCTAACAAGGTATCGGTAGTAGTTTCTTCTACTACGGCTTGTTCTTCGGACATATTAACCTCTTATTTTAGCTTGCTGTATTTGATTGATTACAAACTTAACCACGCCTGACTCACCATTATGGTAAGCAGATTCGTAATTAATATTTTGTGAACCAAAAGGAGTGTCGTTGTTATAGATAAATCGTGATGTTAAGTCTTCCAGAACCTTCTTTCCTTCAGACGTAGAAAAACAGGCACTATATGCTTTCGCTATCTCTAGTGCCTTCATGCGTTGTTCTTCTTTCAGTTTTGATACAGCTTCTTTATTCTCTGTATCTATACTGTCCCAACTCATACTTGAGTCTGTCCCTGCATAGGTTGACTACTTGCTTCCATCCCTGCTTGCTGTGCTTCTGCGCCTGCTTGGATTATCTGTTGTTTCTCACTGTCAGAACGAACTAGCATAGCAGGTACACCTGCCTTCTCTGCTACCCACGTTCCAAAGTCTTCCAACTTGAATCCAATCTTCGCTTCGTCTGGACCTGCATTCTGAAGTACAAACTGTACTGCTTGCTGTACATTCAAGATGTCTTCACTGTCCTGTGACCTAGCCAACGGTGATGTAAACTTAATATCAATGTCTCTACCATCTAACTGTAAAGGCTGTATAAGCCCTCTACGAGTTAATATAGCAACAACACGCTTAATGATAGGGATTAATACTTCTGTCTGCAAGCGACCAAATGCAGAACCTATGCGTTTTGCTAGTTCTCGTGACTCGATAGCTACCTCTGTAGCTGACCTTACTGCACCTGTAGGGTCGCGCAGGTCGTTGAATAGAGCCTTTTTAATGTTCATTTGTAGGTCATTAATTACAAATTGCGATAATTGTAGGTTAGCACCAGTATCTAAACGCTGAATTGACGGATTTGACGAGTTGTTAGAACCAACTGGAATAACAACCCCTGGGCTTATACTAATATTGTAGGGGTTTGTAACGCCATCATCAGTAGCAGTGTACATACCTGCAAGGTCAATAGCCGCCTTTTGTAAGGTAAACTCTTTAGCCTTGTTCAGTGATTTAACATCAGGCAGTGCTTGTAGTGCAGGACCACGACCACGCACCTCACCTGCTACCTTAGAGTAACGACCAGTCACCCAAGGTGATGATGTGCCAAAGTCTTGCATCCAACTAACGTGGTTTTCTTTGTTACACCACAGGCAACCATAGTATGTTTTAGCTTTAGGTAGATAAACAACACCTTCACTAACATTAACCATTTCTTCTGGCTTATTCTTGATTCTACTAGCCATAGAAGGGGAAGGCTTAAATCCTTTCCACTTTCGTTCTAGGTCTTTCGCTTTGACCTTAAACCTACGCCAATGTGTCTCAACATTTCCATACGGACTTTCCTCAAACGCGATACCTTTTTGTGGTATGGCATGGAACACGATTGGCATATCATCGCTATCATCCTCATCAATTCTAATTGTGCCTGTACCAATCAAAAGGTCTAGGGCGTGTTCATAGAACTGTGTTGCGAAGTTAGAACGGTTAATAAAGTCAAACACAACCTCTGCTTGTTCTTCTAGGTTGCGTCTAATGTCTTCTTCAGAAACGTCAAACTGCCCAGTCTCAAGTAACTTAGTTACACGAAGTGATGGCTCAAACGTAGCCCAACGCGACCAGATAGGTGCAATGTTTTCCTGTAGCTTACTAGCACCTTGTTGAATAGCCTCAAGCGCAGTAGAGTCAAAGATTCTATCCATCTTCTTCTGACCAACAGCTTCAGTCTCGAACAAGTTACGGTTAGGCAAGAAGTATTCATAGGCATCTTCTAAGGTGTCATGCCAGTATGTATTATGCTCGAAGGCTTGTTTCTCGCGTCTTTTAAGGTCTTGAAGCGACCCTAACTCTGGTGGTAGCTTCATAGTTTGCCCTGTCTTTGTAGCATACGTTTTTTAAATAAGTGCATACCTGATATGTCCCTAGACCTTTTAGCTTCCTTGAGTTCCTGAATAGACTTTACCTTAACTTCTTTCTTTTCTACAGGCATAGCTAATAGAGACTGTGCGCCAAGCTGTTTCCTAGCCTGTGCCTTCAGTCTTCTCTCAGATAATCCGATTTCTTCATCAAGACGCTTTTCTGTTCTGCGCTCCATCGCCAACTCTTGTGCAGTTGGTGGTGGTGGTTTAGGTGCTGACCCGCCCATTTTGCTTCCTCATGTATTTATACAGTTGATATGGTGTCCAGATAAAAGGTTTGTTGATACCTAGTATCTGCTTTGTATGCCCTACACAAGTATTAAGCATGAACAAAAAGCGTTTACACTGTTTGGGCTTATAACGTAATAGAATAAAATTTTCGTCAATTATACCATTTTTTGCGTCAATCGTGAATAAATCATAACTTTTTGTTGACTTACCGCAAATAATTAGCCGATTTTGCGATGGTTTAGCGATATAACAGTGTCTTATCCCTTTTTTTAGGAATAGACTCCACCAGTTAGATGAGTCATTTTTGAACACTACATACACATCAGAAGACACTAAAGTTGACCTTTGCTGTTGTAGGTTTAGTAAACTTGCCTGTACCTCGTAATGCTGAACGACCTTCACCTTCTCCTTGTAGTGCGTACTCTAAGGCTTCCACAGGGTGAGAGTATTCGTTCTTATCAGGTTCATCAGTGTAGTGTTCCCCTGACTTCTGTACTCTTCTATAACAGAACCCACCTTGTAGACCTTTACGAATCATAGAGGCTTTTGGCAGTACCATAAATCGAGGCTTACCATCCATGCACATCTCTTTCATAGGCACTTCTAGTGCGGCTCTACGTTTTAATGGGTCATTTGTGGGAGTAGGTTGACAGGGAATGCCTGCGGCTCGCATTATCTGGAATGGCGTGTCACTGTTTGATTGGTTTTTATTGTTCCCTGAAGGGTCACCCCAACCTTTGAACTTGAAGTCTGGGTAATGTTCTTCAATGTAGCGTTTAAGGGTTGGTGCAAAATCAATAGCACCACTGTCGGTAAGAACCATCTCATCAAAGCATACCCATCTGCCTATGGCAGTTCGTTGTAGAAACGCACACGCAGGTGTACGACCAAAGTCAAAGCCAAGTATTATAGGGCTATCTTGGTCTGGCTGAAAGTCTAAATGTTGACAGTGTACAGAGTCAGTGTACATAGGGTGGACAGGCTTACCGTTAGACACGAATCCGTATTCGTTAGCTAGGTTCACCTTTATCCAGTCATTAGTCTTACCATTAAGACCACGCTTATAGTAACCATCGGGTAGGTTCTTCAAGTTCTCAGCGTTAGGGTTTATCTTCCAATCTTCCCCATCTTTGAATACACCACCTGCCTGCCTAAAAAATGACCAATCTTCAGGTCGTTCAATCTCAGCTAGTTTAAAATACCAGTGGTCTTCATCAGGGGCGTTAGAGTCACCTAACATCCCATGATGTGTTGGCTTGATGCCTTCTTTAGGAGAGGGGTAACGACCATGACGTAGGTCTAACATATCTAAAACGGCTTTAGAATGCTCTTTCGTCTCGTTTAGCCACACCCAAGTACATTGGATACCCCTTGCCTTTTTAACGTGTTCAGGGCGGTCAAAGGCGATAAATACGACATCACACTCAACCTCTGTACCATCTTCTAGGTTGAATCTCATGAAGTGTGTAGGGGGTTCTTTGTTACCTTGTTTGAAGTCACCTAGCTCACCATGTATCTCTAGCCAGTCTTTAATTGTGGTAGAGAACAGTTCAGAGTAAGTGTTACGAGCCGCAATAACTCGTGATAGACGTTTATTGTAGTTTTTGTGTTCAGGGTCAGAGACAGGCTCTTGTTCACAGATAAGGTCTAACAGTTTAAGAATACATTGTACTGTTTTACCAGAACCTAAAGGTCCCATGATGAAGGAGTTTCGTGCGCGACAATCAGAGAAGTCTTGGAGAACTTGTCCCTGTGGGCATAGGTCGTATTGTATTTGGCTCATTTTTTCTTACCAAATATCTTGTCCCAGTTATCATGATATTTCTTCCTAGACTCAGCAGTAGAGTTTCTAGGCTTGCTACCCTTACCACCATTTGATTCAGGGAAATGTCTATCCCTAGTGGCTTTATCTAACTTATGTAAGTGACTCATAATCTTCCTCATCAACAAAGTCTGTTGCCATCTTATCATATACAATGTCTAAGATTTCACGCATCAACATCTCATCTTTGTCTATTAAAGCATTAGCGAAGTTATGAATCAACTCTAACACAGTGTCACTAACGTACTCATCTGTCTCAATCGTCACCATAAATACCTTCCAATGTATCTCTCATTATAATATGTTTACAAAGGTCAATATAGAATACCGTTTTTTCATCGATTAGAGAGCTTGCAACTTCAACTTGACCCTCTGCTATACTAATGACTATTAAATCGCCTGTAAAGTCATCTGTGGGCGTTTTACGCATATTAGGGCGAATAGGGGTTACTTTCATAAGACTCCAATTTTTTTTTGAGTGGCATATATATACACACAACACGCGCGCCTTCGGGACAGGGGGGGTGCTACTCCTCACCCTCTTTATTATCGTTTTGCAAACCATCAAAGCGTTTCCTTTGCAGTGATACAGTAACGCCTGCATCGCCTGACATCTCAACGGCTTTTAATGTTGGTTGGATATACTTGCTCACTCTATCGAATGCATCAACGCTTGCTTTGTAGTCGGCAATGTCTCCGGTTGATTCTGCTATCTCTTGTATCTTTAACGCTGATTCTATTGCATTGATTACCGGGTTGAACTCGCCTTTATATTTGCGCTGTAAGTATTCATCGAGTACGCGCCTATATGGTTTATTTGTACTGCCTTTTGGTCTACCTGCTTTCGCCATAATTAATCTTTTAACCTCTTGATATGTTTAATGTAAATATTGTTCATATTTTAACCAATTATATCACATATACCCCTCTTATCGTATTTATATCCCCTCTTATCGCAAATAGACGTTTTATGCTTGATTTACACATGCAAAGGATTAATATGGGAACCACATTCACTTATAAAGGTAATACATTATGAATACATTAACTAATAACCAAATTAAAGCTACTGAATTATTAAATGCTCAAATAGTAGAGGGCTCCGATTTTGATGATGGCGGTTATGCTTTTATGGATGAGATGCTTGATTGTTTAGTAGACAATGGATGGACTAGAAAAGAGGCAGAAGGAACAATCGGGAGCTTGCTAGATAATGATGATTCAAAAATCCAATATTGGGATGATGTTGAAGGTTACAATGGCAAGGAAGAAAAACTTTATTGGATGCATGCATAAGTAATTATATCGAGCCACTTCAATGAGGTGGCTTTATTATAATTATTTAACTTAACTAGGAGTAACAGCATGAAAGATTTAAGAGCATGGTCAGACAATGAATTAGCCCTAATGGCTTTAAACGATGAATATTTCTACAGTGAAATAAATCACGAAGATTACTTTTTTGCGCTGATAGCTGAAGAGTTCATTTATACAGGCGAGCAATTAGACGCGCTAAAAGATGCAAGAAACTTACTACTAAAAGATGGAGTCGCGTAATGATTTGGAAAATTAACGAAAAAGGTCAGGCGTTAGCCACTGTGGAACAATTCCTAAAAGTTCACCCTGACTTTAGAGGCGAAACCGATGGCGTTAGCTATGTAGTTAACTACGATGAAACCAGTCAGGCTACAGTTAGATACCCAGTAAAATTTATTAAACTAGAGGATAAATAAAATGAATAAACATACTTACTACATAGTAGACGCTGACGGCTATATTTTGCTTACAGTTGAATCTCAAAACACTACGCGCGATTTTGATACAGAGGCTAAAATTTCAATTAGCCCATTGCTACCAGTAATCGCTAATCAATACGGCTTAGACGCTGTTTATTACACTAAATAGAGGAAATAAAATGAGTATATACGATAGAAAATGTAACGCGACCCGATACCTAGCACTCAAACAATGGGAGCGCAAACAATCGAGAAAATCCATCAGGGCGCATCTATGGCTAGTGACTGGACTTGGCTTGTATATATGCCTAGCAATTCAAATTGTGAGGGTAGTGCTATGAAATATGTAGTAGTTTGGTTTACTGATGCGGGGCAACATGCGCTCCGCTTTCCAACCCTTGAACAGGCAAACAAGTTTAAGGATATTCTAATAGCTGATGAACATGATGAAATCTATATAGCTGAGATAGTAGAGGAGATTAAAAAATGATAGCGCATAAATTAAATGATGATGGGAGCTTATCCCATAAAGCAGTATTGAATGACATACATGAGTTAAATACTTGGACTTGGAAAAATGATTTTAATTTAATCCAAATTGAAAGTGAATCGACTGGGGTTATTCGAGTATTTAAAAAGAATCGTACAGGCGCTTATATCGAGATTGAGGATTAGCCCTGTAGGTTGGTATACCCTTACCCATTAAACGCGCTTAGAAATCCCTCTAGGCGCGTTTTTTGCGCTTCCAAGTATAGACTTGCCTACTTGCCTTGATATTTATCCCTGAGATAATTCATAGAGACTGGCAATTCATCACAGCTACCATCTTGTACTTCATTAAGTATCCAAATGCCACGCCATGAGCCATTGGTTTGAGCAGTCAAATAGTCTTCATCATGTTGGTAGAAAATGCCTGAGAACAAGCCCAACATATTCTTTCCGTCAGCCCTGCGACCATACGCAATGTCCCTATCTTGAATATGTCCGCAAACACAACTCATATACTTCTTGGATAACATTGCCTTAGCTGAACTACAGGGTCTGCCCATGATGCCTGATGTAAAGTAATGACTGTAAGCTATCCCATCAATGACTGCTACTTCCAGAAAATCATAGACCTCAAACCCAAACTCATCTAGTTTGAAATCATCGTAACCAATCAGTCCATCTAGTTTAGGGTCAGATTCAATAGCGCGTTCAATTCTTTGTTCATGGTTTCCGATAGTGAATACCAGTCGTGGATTCCATTGTCGCTGTTTGTTCTTGATGAGTCTACGCTGTTCTTCCCTAATGGGTGCGATGAATGCTTCCATTCCCTTGATGCCTGACTCAATGTCATCTGTGTAGCGTCTGCCCTCAAAGGACTTCTTGCCGATGTCCCATGCACTAAGGCTAGGCATATCAAAATGGTCGCCAATATGAATGATAACGTCTGGTTTTTTATCGACAGCATATAGTCCTGCCCATCTTAGATGGTCAATAGGTTGGTTAGGTTTAACTTGGGTATCAGGTATTACAAGATGCTTGGTCATTCTCTTACCTCGCGGGGTGTATTATAGTGATTCCAAAAATTAATTCTAATGCTGTTTATCTATACAGTATATACCAAAATGTAATGGTTCGTTTCGGTTACTGGTGAACCACGCCAGTTACACAGGCTAACGCCCTAACCTAGAGGAGTATTAGTGTTGCAATGACAACTGCTACGCCACTGCCCAAAACGATTAACTCAGAACGCTTGAACGTGTACTCTTTCTTGAGCCACGCCATAACTTCTTGTCTTGTTTCCCTGAGTTCTGCTTGTGCTTCATCGATAGCCTTGTCTGCCGAATCGTGAGCATCTTTGATTGCTTTTTCTACGCTTTTCTTAGCCATGTTTCACCTCTTAAAATGGTACATCTTCACTTAGAAAGTCATCTTGTTTTTTAGGTTGCCCACCCTCAGTGTAGATAACCTTACAGTTACCCAGAATAGGTGGTCGCTCTGCACCAGACTCACGTTCTTCTTTTGTTTGAGACTGTGCAATGAACCCATGATTACCGTACTGGTCTTCCTCAGTAGGGTTAATAAAGGTAGTCAGGTTTAGATACTTAGCTACTGACCCATCTTTTTTAGTTACTTCTTTCAATCTTGCTTTATCAATCTTAGTTACATCTAGCGACAATGATACGCCTATCTTACTCATGTTAAATTCCTCACTTCTGATTTGATTTCCTCTACGGCTAGACTAATTTGTTCAGCCAGTTTACTTATAAACTTTTCATCACGCTCAACACGCACAATGAAAGGCTTCATCTCAGGGTGATAGGACATAAAATCCCACCATTCTCTGCCTGTAATATACAAGCAACCCTGTACCTGAGCATAATGCTTACTCGGACATACGCCCTTTCTACTCCATGCTATGTGGTTCTTTGGCGATGGGCATTTAAACTCTACACCCCCATCATCATTAATTAATCCATCAGGACTGCAACCGAACTCGCCTGAGTCATCTAGTATAAAGCCTACTTCCTTTACGTCAACACCATGAATAAACTCATAGGTTGCCCTAGCTTCAGGCTCTAACTCAGTCCCTCTCTGCATCCACTCATTCACAAAGATTGGCTCACGCTCACCTGTGATTCTCTCTGCAATCATCTCACTAATGTAATCATCAGCCGATGCACTAGGCTTGCCTGATGTAGTGATTAGCTTTGAGAACTGACTAGCACTAGGTCTTCCTAACCTAGCGTCTAGCCATTCCTGTGTGCCTTGTTCAGCTTCCAGTATTCTCAAGTTTCTTCTCCAACATAGACAATGCTCGGTCATACTGCGCTACTGATAACTCATCAACAGTCTTACACTTGAACACCTGACAGAACTTTCTAACATCACTGTCTGTTTTCTCAAGCAAACCTTTTAACTTAGATGACTGGTCAGAACCAATAGGTGTATCCATCACAGCTAGTGGCAGGTCTTCCCCTGCGTAGATGTAATGACCCAACCCAAACATAGCTATACACTTAACTAGGCATCGCATTCTAGCATCACTCACATCTCTTGATGTTGGGTTTACTACTGCCTTGTTTCTATTATCCATCACAGGTAGCCACATACGTCTAGTGATACCCTCGATAGTCAACTCCACCTCTACCTCGACAGTGCCATTCTCATCTATTCTAGGCTCAAAGTAACAGTAACTAGCATCAGGGTAATACTTCATCAGTGTACCCCAAGCGTACGCCCATGAAAGGTAACTCAGGTTACCCTTCTTCTCGATGTGCTTAGATACATCAATCGCTGACAGTGTTGTCCATACGTTACTCATTATGCACCCCCTAAGATTTCTTGAAACTGTTTCTCACTATACCATGTGGCACTAGCTTCTTTAGCATACGCATCTGCATAGCCGTTGTAGTAGGCTTCTGGTTCGCACTCACGAGCAGGATAGCCATGTACGCAATCGAACTCGCCCTTCTCATAATCATTTAGCTTATTTAAATCACTCATCTCGCAACCTCATTTGTGTAATGTGTTCATCAATATAATCAATGGTCTTTTGATTAAATGTATTAAAGGCATCCTCTACTAACTTACCTACTTTCTCATAGTTTAATTCTGCCAGTGCTTGCAGTACATCCTGATGGTACTTCTCCATCTCTTCCATGCTTTCATAATACTCACCTATCAATGCTTCCTGCAAAGTAACAGGGTCGTTACGCAGTAGGTCAATAGTGTATTGCCATGCGGTATCATCTATATCTTTGCCTGAACTTCTAGGATTGATTAGGGGAAACTGTGTCTCTGCCCTATCATGGTGATAATAATCAAATATTATTGGTTTCATTTGCTTCTCCTCATGTTTGTGTACTGACATATTAGTCAATGTTTACACCCATGTCAACAAAAAGTTTGCAATTTATTTTACAATGGTGTAATCTGACAACTCACAACTAAGGAGACATCATGGATATTAACAAATCGCTAGACCATTTTATGAAAGAACACTGCATGACACAGGCAGATATAGCTAGAGAGGGTGGATTATCTCCTGCTACTGTTAGTTTGATTAGGAATAACCACAGAGAACCAAGCTGTGCCACACTAATCGCACTGTCAGACCTGTTCCAAGTGCCAGTCAGTGAGTTCATCAGGGCAGGTGAACATGGATAGAGGTTACTACGCAATCATCCCTGCTAACGTCAGATACGATGAGAGTCTAACACCTAACGCCAAACTTTTATATGGTGAGATAACTGCACTGTGTAATGAGAAAGGATATTGTTGGGCAACTAACAATTACTTTGCAGAACTGTACAAGGTGAGCAAGGTATCTATCAGCAAGTGGATAGGCAATCTAAAAGACTCAGGCTATATAACTGTAGACATGGAGCAGGATAGGGCTACTAAACAAATCTTAAATAGGTATATAAGAATTGTTAAAGACCCTATTAAAGAAAAGTTAAATACCCCACAAAGAAAAGTTAATGGGGGTATTAAAGAAAAGTTTAAGGATAATACTACAGTTAATACTACAGTTAATATTACAAGTAATATAGACCATTTTGATTCATTCTGGTCTGTGTATCCTAGAAAGGTAGGCAAGGCTCAAGCTAGAAAAGCATGGGATAAAATCAAACCTACTGATGATGTTGTTAAACAAATAGCTGAGAACATCGCACTCAGGCTAAAGCATGG